CCGGTATATATAATCCCCTATATACCCCCCCCTCCTTAACCCCTCCTATCGTTTGTGCCACGCAACGTGCGGCGCCCGCTTCGCGGGGCGCTCGCCTCGCGCAAACTTGGGTTCCTGACGGAAAGGGGGAGACGATGGGACGTGAAGTGTTTGGGCCGAAGCTTCGCGACGAGCTGGACGCCTTTCGCGATTACTGGGCGTCTCAGCCTGGGCAGAAGGGCGTCAAGAGCGATTGGCAGGCGACTTGGCGAAATTGGTGCAGGCGCGCGGGAGACCGCACAAACGTGACGCCTTTCAGGTCCAGCCAGCAGCAGTCCAGCTATCAGGGAAGCCGTCCCCTGATTTCCCGTGAAGAGAACCTGGCGCGGATGAAGCGCGGATTGGGGCTGGCATGATGCGAGAGGACATAACTGCGAAGCGGATCAAGGCCGCGCGGGAAGATGCGCTTTACGACAAGCTCATTTCCCAACTGCAACTCAACCCCACCGGGGTCATCGTGATCGACCCCAATGCGAAACCGGATAGCGAAGAGGCGAAAGCTCAGGCGCTGATCTGGGATCGGTGGCAAATTTACCTTGGCCGCATTGGGCGCCGAAACACGCTCAAGGTCTGGAAAGGTATTTTGGCCGGTGGCAGCAAGCTAACTTTGCCATGCGCTGATCCCGATGAAATGGACCCGCCAATTTTCCGCACGGGCGGGCGCGAGGACCGATACTGGGATAGATAGGCTTGCAGGCGGGTTTTAAGGCCCGCCTGACCGCCTTGCGAGGGGTGGGAGCTAGTGTGGTAGCTGGGAATGCCCTAAACCCATTCCTGAGGCTTCTACGTAGGCCAGCAGGGACATCATGACATCGTAGGTTGTCCAATGTTCGGAAGGGACGTTTGGCCTTCCTTTGAGTTCGCAAAAGATAACCCACAATTGAGGACTTGCGACGGCGCAAGGTTCGTGCGCTTTCACGGGAAGTTTCTGGTTTTCCTTGTCCCGTTGCAACCGTTCGGCCAAAACGGCGGCGGTTAGAATTCTATATTCGCGTTCCAGCTCGCGCGTGGAGCGATGGCCTTTCTTGGCCTTTTCAAGCTTGGCTTTGATGGCGTCTCGGCGTTCCTGGAGGCTCATTGTTCGCCCCCACGGTTGCGCGCCTTGGCGAACCCGCCTTTGACGCCGCTTTCGGACGCCTTAGACTTGTCGATCGAATAGGTGCGTTTGTCCGCCGGAACGGCCTTGCCGCCCATACTGGAGATTTCCGAACGACGTGTCGGGCTCATGCAAGCGAACCCGCGAGGCTTTTTGGTTTCCATTGTTCAATTCCTTTGCGATCAGGTGAGCGGGACGACGCGCCGGGAAGCGCGCCGCCTGGGTGATTGGGAGAATGGGAAGGACGCGCATCAGGCCGCTTGGGCAACGCTTGTGGAGGTTACTTGCGCCCATGTGGGGGGCGAAGTTAGGGCTCCATTGGAGCGGATCGGCATGAGCACACCGAAAGCGTCCAAGCCGGACTCGACAGGCAACCACGTCACAAGCGCCTGGCTCAAACCATTGTGCGCGATTTTGATCTGCGCTGACTTGTCGAACATGCGAGCTGCTTTCATGTAGAGAGCTGCATAGGACGCGTCATATTGCGCTGCTTCGCCAGATACGCTGGACGGCGTGATACGGCGCCAGTCGGGGAAAGTGCCGTCAATGTGGCCATCGACGTATGTTGCCCCCATGTAGGTGATCGTTACCTTGGAACCATCGACGTACAATTCGGCCTTGTCGTCATGTTTGGTTAATTTGATCCGGTCAATCAATTCGATCGGGATGATCGTATCTGCTATCGGACTGTCGAGCGGCTCGTCCAGGTTCTGACGCATTGCAGTCAGGTAGTGCCCGTTCGTCGCCACCATGATGACGTGATCATCGCGAAACTGAACATTGACCCCCTTCAGGTAGTAACGGGTTTCATCCTTCGACACGAAAAGCGCGACGGCCTTCAAAGCTTTGAGATTGATAAGCATCGTAACAGTCCCCTAATTGTGCGGCATTGCACACTGTAGCGGCCCGTGAGCCGCTAGGATTTGCAATGTTAGCGTTAAAGACGTTCGATCCACGGAACTAAATCGTCGCCTTCAAAACGAACCAGAAAGTCGTTTGAGGTTGTTTCTATTTTCACGGTATAGCCCCGGCTCTTTTTTGCGCGAATTGGCGTTGACCATCCGCCATTGCGAAACAGATTGCCTGCTTCAAACAGGAGCCAATTAGTGCTGGACCATATGTGCGGATTAGGACCATCCGAAAAGAGATGATCGAACCCGTTCTGGAAAATTGGATCGATTTTGTTCATGTTTCCCCCCTTAGATGAATAGCATGGCGACAAGAGCGCCAACTGTAGCGAATGACACCAGTGTCAGGATTGCAGTGATTAGAGCTTGCATCTCGCCCCCCCTTAAACCGGGAGGGCTTGTTTGTAAGCTTGCCAAGCTTCGATGTAGGATAACCGGCTTTTCATGTAGATCTTAGCGAATGCCTTGCTGTCTTTGTTGGCAGCTGCCGTCTTGATTGCTGCCAGGGCTTGTTCGTTTGAGAGCTTGTTCATTTGGTGTCCCCTTGTTGTCATCGTTGACATGATTACAATAGCACACCTGGTTCTACGGTCAAGCTAAATCGTAACCCAATATAATGTAGATGACCTAAAATGAGTCTTAACAGTATGAACTTAAACGTAGCAACATTAGGGTTCCCCTATATATGTATATACATAGAGGGTGTGTGATATATATGTTAATACGTAATAAACAGGCACTATGAGCTTTTGGAATAGGTCGTGATACGATAGACTTCCCGTGCGCTCCTGGAACACCCATGTGAGTTTTTGTCATATGTCATAATGGACATGGGTAACATGTGTGAACACATAAACCACACCAGGTTGACGTGTAACAGCTATAACCACAGTGCACGGATGGTAAACGTGTAATTACACAGAACCGGCGTGTACAAAGGGAAGGTGCATGGGTCCATCTGCCTTTGAAAGCGTGCACCCCACATCGTGCCCGTATAAAAATTATTTTGGGGTTGATTTGTTTTGGTGTATGTGTTTTACTTTGGGAATGAAATGTTCTAGCTGCAAACAAGACAAACCCCAGGACGCCTTCTACAAGGTGGGCCGCCGGTGCCGCGAATGCCGAGTTGAATATCAACGCAAGTGGCAAGCTGAGAGTTTGACGCCTGAGAAAGCTGCCGAGTACCGAGCGCGGTTCGCGGAGAAGAACCCTGGCTACTCCACCTTGAAACGGAAAGAGTGGGCGGAGCGCAATCCTGAGAAGGCTAAAGAAATTGACCGCCGCAAGTATGAAAAGCGGAAAGCTGCCAAGCCGCCCAAGGTTGAGCGGACGCCCCTGACAATAGCTGAACGCAAGCAACGCTATTACGAGAAATACCCAATCAAGGCTGAGGCCAGAAAGATTTACAAATACGCTCTCAAGACTGGAAAGTTGGTCAGAGAGCCTTGCCGCGTGTGCGGGGCGCTTGAAGTTGATGGGCACCACGAGGATTATTACAAACCCCTGGAGGTCGTGTGGCTGTGCAGAACGCATCACGCGCAAGCCCATAAGGACAGCAAAAAATTGGACATTTAATTAATCTACGATATTATTGTGTAGATATTGATTGGAGATTGACATGGAAGTTGAGAGGGGCGTACCGTTTCCCGTGACGAGCAAGGTGTCGAAGTATCGATTTCCTCTTGGGGAGATGGATATTGGCGACAGCTTCTTTGTGGAGGCGAGAGAGGGTTCTTTCTTAAGCTCTGCAAGGAGTTTGATCAGTCGGTATGGGAAGACGTACAGCCGGAAGTTTGCCACGCGGGTGGTGGACGGGGGCTTCAGGGTTTGGAGGATTGAATGAAAGACCTTCTCAAACAGAGCGCGTCCCAAATCCGCTACCGCGACGGATACACGGTTCACAGCAGCGCCCGTGACATAGCGGAGGCCGCGTTGAGGGAGTTGAAGGACGGCGACGTTGACCCGGTTGGGTTGCGCGACACTTCGGACGGGATCAAGGCGGCGGTGGCTGAATGGTTAGAGAACAACCTTGAGGTCGGCAATGAAAAGGCTTAAGCGGTGGCTCTTGTCTTCGACCAGCCTGACGCCCATCATGGGGCTTGTGCAATACTGAGGTTCACCAATGACCGAGGGTCAGAGGTTCAAATCCTTTCGGGCGCACCACAACAGGAAAAAAAGATGGCTGACGTTGAAAACCAAGATGTTATGAACGCAATGGACAAAAGCCGCGCTATGGAAACTTGGCGGCAAACAACTGAAGCCTATCCATTTATGAAGGACGTTCAGTTCTTCTACAATCCTCCCGGCGTTCAGCGCCCTGGCGATGCTGGTCTGGAAACCTATCCTGTTGGCGAAGAAGATCGACCCACCGGCCTTCCAATGGATAAGGTTGGCATTGGCGTGTGGTCTTCACAGGGACTTTCGCCAGAAGGGTTCGTTGGCGATTACCTGACCCATCACATGATCTACAACGATCCCAGAATGGCTGAGATGTACAAACAATTTCAGTCTGCGACTGGGCAAAATCCTGCCGGTCAAGACTTTTTAAAAGAACTGTACAGGGAAGCCACTCAAGACCGCGCTTTAAAAGAAGATCGACCATACGAGCAGTGGCTTGAGCAATCTGGTTGGCCGCAATATCTGCGTGGTTATGTGTCCAAACAATTCAATCCTTCAGATTACGCCAAGGTTTACTCACCTGAACAAATCAAGATTATGGATCAAATGCGACAAGCATTGGGGCTCAAGTGACGTTCAATCTCAACAAGTTCTATCGCTTCTGCAATCAGCTCAAGATTGAGACCAAAGAACAAGGCCTCAAGCGGATGGACCGTCTGCTGGGAACGCAGACCTATGTGATGAACGAGATCGCTCGCGGGCTGGAGGATGACTGCCATTTTTACGTTATTCTTAAAGGCCGCCAGTTGGGCATCACTACCATTAGTCTGGCTCTTGATCTTTATTGGACATTTACCCATCCTGGTCTGCAAGCTACTCTCACCACAGATACTGAAGAAAATCGGGACATGTTTCGCACGACGCTTGCGATGTACATGGACGGTCTTCCGAAGGAATTCAAAATCCCTCAGGTGACGCACAACCGTAACTCGTTGTCCCTGCGCAATCGGTCTCGCTTGTTCTATCAGGTGGCCGGTTTAAGGGCCAAGGGCAGCCTTGGACGCGGTAAGGCTATCACCTTCCTCCACGGCACTGAGACAAGCTCCTGGGGCGACGAGGAAGGCTTGGCGTCCCTGTTGGCGTCTCTTGCAGAGACCAATCCCGACCGCCTCTACATGTTTGAGAGCACGGCGCGCGGCTTCAACATGTTCCACGATATGTATGTGACCGCAAAGAAGGCCCGCACCCAGCGCGCTATCTTCTGCGGGTGGTGGCGCAACGAATTCTATTCGGCTGATCCTGAGTCCTCCGTTTACAAAACTTATTGGGATGGGCGGCTGACCGGCGAAGAGAAGGAATGGAACCGCGACATCAAGAAGATGTACAACTTTGAACTCAATTCGCGGCAGATCGCTTGGTGGCGGTGGAAGCTGGCGGAGGGGATCAAAGACGACGCGCTGATGTATCAGGAATTCCCGCCCACGGAGGACTATGCCTTCGTGATGACTGGTTCCTCGTTCTTCTCCAACTCCAGATGCTCTGAGGCCGCTCGTGTCGCCAAGAACAAAAAGTTCGACGCCTACCGATACTCCTTCGGATCAAACTTCCAAGACACCGAAGTCCTCAAAAGCTCGGACAAGCTTGCTACCCTTAAGATTTGGGAAGAGCCAATTGATACAGCCTACTACGTTATTGGAGCCGATCCTGCCTATGGATCATCAGACTGGGCAGATCGTTTCTGCATCCAAGTGTTTAGGTGCTATGCGGACGGATTGGATCAGGTGGCTGAGTTTGCTACCTCTGAACTCAATACCTATCAATTCGCATGGGTCATCGCTCACCTGGCTGGAGCGTATAAGAATTCTACACTCAATCTGGAAGTTAACGGCCCCGGCCAAGCCGTCATCAACGAACTCAGAAACCTGAAGCGCCACGCCGTCTCGATGGGCGGCGCAACCGGCAAGGGCCTTATGCACGTTCTGGGCTCGATGACCAATTACATTTGGCGCAAGAACGACACACTTGGCGGCATCTCAAATTCTATCGGTTGGCTCACCACGCAGGGCTCGAAAGAGCGCATGATGAACTACACCAAGGATTACTTCGAGCGGCAGATGATGAACATCCTGTCGATGGACACCTTGGAAGAAATGAAAGGCATCGTCCGCGAGGGTGGGTCCATCCACGCCCCCGGCAGAGGCAAGGACGATCGCGTGATTGCGATGGCGCTGGCCTGCGCGGCCTACGCAGAACAGCTCCAGCCCCGGTTGCTGATGGAGCGGCTGACCCGTCAGGTATCCAATGCTCAGGAAGCCATCACGCCGGAAGAATTGTCCGTCGGCAGAAACGTATCCACCTATCTCAAGAAGATTGGGATTTATGGGCAATGATGAAAGTCATGACCAAGGCGGAAATTTACCGCCAAATGGATCGGTTCTGGAAAGACACCGACAAGACGCTGAGCATCAGGATGTTCGCAGAACTGTCCGGCCTAAGTCAGTCGCTTCTTACACGGGTCTTCTACGTCAAAGATATGGATATGACCGAACACACACAGATCGCCGTGAGCCGTGCCCTGGAGCGTATGACCCGTGGCGACGTGGTGATGGTCTATGATAAGGGAAACAAGCGCAGGCTGATCTACCGGCAAGAACCAAAGCCCAGATTAGCCAAAAGTATGAACCTCACCGTCGATGGCGGAAAGATCGCTTTGAAAGTGGGGATAAAGAACAAGTCGGACTATTCTAAGCCCGGCTTTGACGAGCAGTTCAACAAGTAAGGGGACGTACATGGCTGTAATGCGAGACTACAAGTGCCCACGGCACGGATACTTCACCGCTTGGGAACCCGTATGCCACGAAGGCTGCGAGGATGTGGCTCAGGTGATCCTCAGAGCCCCCACCATGCGGGACTCGGTGATTGGTGGCCGCTCCAAGCGCAACGACACAAACCTGAAGCAGCTTGCCAAGGACTTCGACATGACCGACATCAAGTCTGTCAAGGAAGGCGAGGCTCAAGCTGGCTATCTGACCCGCAACAACGCCCCGGTGCCCGAACAACCCAACGTTGACCGGCCCGGCAACGCCGTGATGTGGGGAGATGCGGGCAGATTTAACATGCAGGGAATGTTAAATGGCATGATCAAGCCCGTGAAAGATGAGCAAGTTGGCTTTTCGCCGAAAGATGCTAATCTCACGCGCGGACCAATCGCGGCCAGCTACTACGCTGACCAAGACAACCTGAAGCTTGACAAATGATCATTCCAAAGGAAGCTGAAGAGCGGGAGTTCTTCTATCAAGACCTGATCCGCAAATGCCTGGTGTCTCGCGAGAGCCGCCGGGCGGATTATTCCGCTCTCAAGTCCTACTATCTCTTCGGGTCTGCGCCCGAGGAGAGCCCCGCGCAGTACAACAAGATTTTTCCTCACATCGACCAGCTCGTGAGCTTCTTGTACTCGGCGGACACCACGCGCTTCTCGATCAACCTTGGCGCGTCGGCCCACGAAGACCAATACCGCTACATCCCGCGTCTGGAACAGGCCCTAAACGATGAGTGGAACAATTCAAACGCTGATCAAGTGTTTAACACCGCGCTCACTTGGGCGATGGTCTACAATTCCGGTTTTATCAAGCTCGTTGTCTCCAACGGAGCTATCCATCCTTACTTTATTGATCCAAACAACTTCGGCGTCCTGAGAGAAGACATTCCTTACCTTGATCGGCAAGAAGCCTTCGTCCAGACCTACTATATAACTAAATCCGACCTTTACGCTCGGCTTTACGCGCACCCCAAGCGCGAAAGCATTGTGCAGCGCGTTACGACCTCTCAGCATGTTGAGTCCTACACGCCGAACGGCGTTGACCGCATCATCCTGAGCCAGGTCGATCCGACCATGTACGGCAACGTCAATCTCAATCTTTACGGCCAGAACCGGATGAAGCCGGAGGTCGAAGAAGACACCATCGAGATGACGGAGCTGTACGTCTGGAACGACGAGACGCAGGACTACCAAGTCGTCACGCGCGCCGACCCAGACGTGATCATTTACGACCGCGAAAACGAAAAGATGTTCCTGAAGGGTGAGAGCCCGTTCATCCAAGTCGCGCCGAACCCGATGCCCGATTACTATTGGGGTCAGTCGGAAGTTTCGCGCCTGATGTTCCTTCAGGAAATGCGCAACAAGCGCATGAACGAAATCCTCGATCTTCTTTCCAAGCAAGTGAACCCGCCGACCGCCCTCACGGGCTTTACCGGCATTCTGGACGAGAAGAACTTTGCCCTGAACCGCGCTGGCGGTTTGCTGGCGACCGATATGCCCAACACCAAAGTCGAGCGCCTTGCGCCCGATCTTCCTGAGAGCCTTTACGAGCAGCTTCGTGAAATTGACGCGATGTTTGCCGAGGCTTCCGGCATTTCGGAAGTCTTGTCTGGTCGCGGTGAACAAGGCGTTCGTTCTGCGGGCCACGCATCGCAGCTTGCTCGCCTTGGTTCGTCTCGCGCGAAGAAGCGTGCCCTCATCGTTGAGAACTCTCTGGAAAAGTTGGCGACCCTCTATTTGAAACTGATGCAGGCGTATGACCCCACACACTTCAAAGACGTTGAAGGGCAGAAGTTCATAGCCGAGCAGTTTACTCGGAATTTTGTGGTGAAGGTGGACGCCCACTCAAACAGCCCGATCTTCATGGAAGACCTGAGGTCTTTGGCCTTCAACCTGTTTAAGGCACAGGCTATTGACAAAGAGTCATTGATCGATATGCTCGATCCACCAATGAAGCAGATGCTCAAAGAAAAGTTGAAGAAGGCCGAACAGATGAAGGCCCTTCAGCCGCCCGCTCCGCCTCCGCAAGGGAAAAAGGCCAATGGCTAATCAAGGCCAAGTCAGAGTTGGTGATCAGCCCCGTGCTACAGGGCGTGATGTCTCTATGGCTGAAAAGCCCGCATCTATACAATACCGCGTCTCTAATGTTAGAAATCTAGCGGGCCGTCCCATGACGCGCCCCGATAGAACTATGAGGAGAGCGTAATGTACAAGTCCGTAAAGCGGTCTCGTCGTAGCCGCCGGAAGTAAAGAGTTTTGGGGACGATCACACTAGCAGCAGGAGGCCATCAATGGCTCGCAAGGCTCGTAAGCACAAGCGCTAATTGGCGCTTTTCACCCGTCCCGCAACTTCCAGCTATGGAGGCGCACATGCGTCGCAAGGGTCGTAAGGCTCGTCGCTAACTAACATACGGGTTAGTCCCGTATCGCGACCATGAGTCGTTCCGAGGAGGGGCGGAACTTAAAACATACCCCTCCCTTGACATTTGCCCGCATTGTACGGCAATCATGTGTAAATTGAGGTAAACCACATGGCAGACCAGGACATTATGGCTCTGATGCAAAGCCAGCAGGACGGCGCACCGCCTCCTGGGGCTGGTCCGGCTATGACGCCTCCCCCCATGCCTTCCCCGATGTCCACGCCCGAACCGAAACAGGGCCAGCGGGAAGCAGCAATGATCAATGTGAGCATGGCTCTTGATCTGATCGAACAGTCCCTTCCCGCCATTGGTTCTGAGACCCCTGAGGGTCAGAGCCTGATGGCCGCCCTCTCCAAGCTCTCTTCCGTGCTCGGCCCCAAGAAGCAGAAGACCAACGAGCTTCAGAGCGCCGAAATCCTTCAGCTCCTTCAGAATTTGCCCCAAGCGGGCGGTGGAACCCCGGTGTCGCGCGCGATTGCCGGTGGTCCCCCAAACCTTGGCCTTATGGGTCCGCAGCCTCCCGCTGCTGCGCCGGGCGGTGCCCCGGCGGGCGGGCCTCCCGCAATGCCACCGGGTATGCCACCCGGCGGTGCACCGTCACCGATGTAAGGAGATTAACATGGACGTGTTTAAGCCTCGCGGCGCTTCCAAGCCCCGCAATCCCACCACTGACCAGCAGCAGAATGGTCAGATTACCAACACCCCGCGTTTTGCGCACCTTGGCGGCCTGTCTGGGGCGTCCAAGATTGGTTCCAAGAACCAGTACGGCATCAAGCCGCCGGGTGATGGCAAGAAAGTCATCTGAAGCTAAAAGGGGACACAAATGGCTTCGCTCGAAGATCTTACACCTGAAGCCCGCGACGAACTCGCGGCCCTCGCGCGGGAATTGGCCGACAATCCCAACACCCGCGAGTCCTTCCTTCGCCTGACCAAGGCCGCTCGTCCTAACATGCCAATCGGTGAGATTGATTTGAAGGATGACATGGCTTCTCGGTTTGAGCAGCAGCAGTCTCGCATGGAGCAGCTTGAGGGCAAGCTTCGCGAGAAGGAAGCGTTGGAAGAACTGGAACGCCGTCGCAGAACGCTTGTTCGCAGCAAGGGCGTGAAAGAGGATGATATTGCGGAGATTGAGAAGCTGATGCTTGAGAAGGGCATCACGTCTCATGAAGCAGCCGCAGACTACTACAATTGGATGCGTCAGGCGGCAACGCCTACCGCTCCAAAGGTGTTCAGTCGGAATGTGATTGACGAGACTGCTCATAACACTCTGAAGAGGTTTATGGGCGGCAATCATGTGAGGGCTGCGCGTGAAGTTGCGGCGGAAGCGCTGAATGAACTTCGCAAAAATCCAAGGCCAATCGGTCTTTGAGCGTGTGACGGGGACGAGTGTCACTTAGAAACGATGAGGTAAGATATGGCAATCGGTGGCGGCATTCTCCCGTCTACGGGTAGTAGCCAGTTTACAGAACTGACTTACGTTACCCGCCGCGCGTTCATCCCCAAGATGGTCGTGCAGATTTACAACTCGACACCGCTCATGGCGGCGCTCATTGCCAATAGCCAGACGGCTACGGGCGGTGTGTCCTCCGTGACGGTTCCCGTTCAGGGCGCGCAGTTCGTAAACGCTCAGTGGTCGGATTACAGCGGCTCCTTCCAGCAGCCGTCCGTCCAGCAGGGTGCTTACAACGCTGAGTTCACCCTGAAGCTGATGATCGCCCCCGTGCCGTTCCTCGGTATGGAAGGCGCCGTTCAGCAGGACCACGCTATCATCCCCCTCATCGAAGCTCGCATGAACGATGCGACCAACGTGATGATGGACGCGATGGCGACGGCCCTCTACACCAACACCACGAACACCCAGCAGTTCACCGGCCTCCCGGCTGCGGTGGACGATGGCACGGGCACTGCCACCTACGGCAACATCACCCGTTCCTCGACCACAAACCCCTGGTGGCGTTCAAAGGTCTACGCTGCTGGCTCGGTCAACCCGACCCGTCAGAACGTCCTTCAGTACATCTCCGGCACCGTCAAGTACGGCGCGGAAGTGCCCACGTTCGGCGTCTGCGGCTTCGGCACCTGGACCCTGCTCGCGCAGGATTACGTTGGTCAGGAACAGTATGTCATCACCCCCGGTCACGGGTTCGATGGCGATGCGAACGGCCCGCAGGCCGCGTTCCGCGCCCTCATGGTCGCTGGCGTTCCGATCTACCCCGATCCGTACTGCCCCGAAGGTACTCTGTACCTCCTCAACACCAACTACCTGTCGCTCTACATCCATGAGCAGGGCCAGTTTGTGTTCACCGGCTTTGAGTCCACCCTGCCCAACTGGCAGATTGGCTACGTCGGCGCGGTCATCAACATTGCAGAGCTTGTCAGCACGAAGCCTAAGTCCATGACTAAGGTGACGGGCTACAATTCTCTCAGCCTCTAAGGAGATCGCCCCATGGCACTTGCTCTTCAAAAGATCATCCTTGCTAACGCTTCGGCCAACACCCCCGGTGCGTACTTTGAGCCCGTCGTGGTTTCCAACGTCGGCTCCGGCAACTCGACTGCGATGCTCACCTCGCAGTTCATCCCTGCCGGTCTGTACGTTTACCCTTCCACGGCCAACGTGGTCATCGAGTTTAACCAGTACACTGGTACTGCGAACTCTTGGGTCACGCTTGTTGCGGCGAACACCGTTGCGCCCGTTCTGGTTTCGGACGGCTACAACGTTCGTGCGAATGCCTCCACGGGCACTCAGACGGTCACGCTGTACACGGTCAACGGTGGTCAGGCAGCTTCGGGCACCTACAACGCTTCTTGAGGTGACACATGGCTAGTCCTGACTCAGTAGGCCAAAATACACAAGACAGCTTTGGCAATTATCGCATTGCCAGGGCTCAGAACGTCCTTTTGTCAGCTACGGCTAACGCTGTTGGCATCATGCCAATTCTCAGCGGCGGAATGGCCGGTTCTGGTGGCTACATCCTCCGTCGTATTGTGGTGTCTAACCTCTACAATACGGCTGGCGGCACGGCTCCCAACGCTGCAACCGCAAACATCACCATCGGCACGTCTAACGACGGCGCTAACTTGGTGACGGGCACGGTGACACTGACCAACCTCACGAACGGCACCAGCTACGTCGATATGACGCCCGGTTCCGGTCTGAACGCAAACACTGCCGCCATCGTCTTTCAGGCCAACGCGCTCTTTGTGAACGTGACGGCCAACGTGGCGAACGCTGCTTGCCAGGTCAATGTTTACGGCGACGTTGTGAGCTTCTGATGAACAATGTCTGGGTGGTAAACAAAACGGACGCAGAGCTAACAAGTCAATGGCATGGGGAGTTTTACAATTTCCCTCCATCCAAGCCGGTGGAAGTGTCATTGGATGTTGCTCAAAACCTTTTTGGGTATCGCCTAGACGACAAGTTTGAGTTTGTAGTTCGCTTCGGCTGGACAAAAGACTCAAATGATTTGCCGCAGGCTCTTGAACGACTTTCGAAGTTTGAGATCACCGAAGAGCGGCCAGACGACTATCGCGCAACGTCCCCAGCGGTAGGCCGGTTCCCCGCCCCTGTTCTTGAAAAACGGGAGCGGGGAAAAGGGACGCAGGCAGCCGCATGATGTGGGGCGTACATGACCACGCTACAGAGCTACATCACAACAACCCGCCGGTTGCTGCACGACGCTAATGCAAACTTCTGGACTGACCAGGAGCTGACGGATTACATCAACGACGCCCGCAACAGGCTCGTTCGTGATACCGGCGTCAACAGGGTTATTCAGAGCAGCAACGTGTATCAGAACCAAGAGGTCTACACCTTCTCGTCTCTTCCGCGCGGCTCTCTCACGCTCGACATCGTGAACTTTAATCTTTACTGGGGCAACTCGCGCGTCCCGCTCCGCTACCAGCCGTGGACGCAGTTCAACAGCCAGTTGCGTTATTGGCAGAACTACATCGGTCGCCCCATCTGCTATTCAATCTACGGCAGCCAGAGTTTCTACGTTGGTCCCGTGCCGGATCAAACATATCAAATCGAGCTTGACACTGTTGTTCAGCCAGTTGATCTGGTTGCGCTTTCTGACGTTGAGACGATCCCGCTTCCCTATACCGACCCTGTTCCGTACTACGCGGCTGGCACAGCCAAGTACAAAGAGCAGAGCTATGGTGAAGCGGAAATCTTCAAGCAAGAGTACCTGAAGAAGGTTCAAAACGTTCTGGCAACGTCGTTCCAGCGCCGGATACCGGACGTCTACAGTCAGGTGTACTGACATGGCGGCGTCACCTGAACAGAAAAAAAACTATCAGGTCGTCAAGTCCTTCAAGGGTCTCAACACAAGGCCCAACAGAACCGCACTTGATGATGAAGAGTTTGCTTGGCTTGAGAACGTTCAGCCAATCGGCTTTGGCAATCTGAAAGTTGTTGGAACCTCATCTACGGTTCAGGCCAGCGGGTCTGCGCTCGCTTGGGCAAACACTGTCTCTTCAATCTACAGCTGCAACATCAACAACATCGACTACATCGTTGCGTTTGAGGCTGATGGCAGAGCTGAATATCTGAAACTCAGCGACAACACAAAAGGCACGTTGGCTGGCGCAGGCACATTCAGCGCAACCGGCGTTCGCATGAAACAGTGGAAGAACGAGCGCGCCATCATTTCTGACCCTTCCAAGGGGTACTTCACTTGGGACGCGGTGAGCCTGATTTCTGTTGGGTCTATTGGGTCTGTTGGCATCACCAACACAGGTTCTGGGTACACCACCCCGCCTGACGTGACTGTGAGCGCGCCCAATCAATCCAACGGCGTTCAGGCGACCGTCGTGGCGGCCATTTCCAATGCTGCAAGCACGATCACCAATATCTCGATCACCAATGGTGGTACAGGATATACGCAATTTCCGACGGTAACGATTGCGCCACCTACAAACCCGTATGGCGTTCAGGCGACAGCTGTTGTCACCAGCATCACTGCCAACGCGGTAACATCCATCCAGATCACAAACCCTGGTTACGGGTACACAACGGCCCCCGGCGTGACGTTTGGCGGACCCGGCAGCAGTGCAGCAGCAACCGCAACGGTGGGCTCTGGACTTGTTACATCGTTGAGCGTCACCAACGCGGGTTCTGGCTACACAAGCGCCCCAACCCTTTCATTCAGCGGCGGTGGCGGATCTGGAGCTGCTGCGGTGGCCGGTCCTCTGACGTTTGCCACCGGAACCATTGGCGTTGTCGTTACGAGCGGCGGCGCAGGATACGCATCGGCTCCCACAGTCGTATTTACAGGCGGCGGATACAGCCGGATTGCTCAAGCAACCGCAATTGTGTTTGGCGAAATCGTTACGCAGATTGTTGTAACCGATCCTGGCGCTGGCTACACCTCTGCACCAGCCGTCAGCTTCAGCGGTGGCTCTCCGACTACAGCGGCCACGGCAAACGCTCTGCTGACCAGCAACACAACGTCTGACGTTGCCAGCTTTCAGGGCCGCGTCTGGATTTCTCAGGGCCGCACCGTCTTCTACAGCGCCGCAGGGCAGTACAACGACTTTGTGAGCGTATCAGCCGGTCTTGTGCAGATCACTGACGATACGCTGCACAGCAACATCTCTGCCCTCATTTCAGCCAACAACTTCCTGTACGTTTTTGGCGACGACAGTATCAACGTGTTCTCGGATGTGCGCGTGACGACAACCGGCAACACGCTGTTCACCAACACAAACGTCTCGGCATCGACGGGTTCGGTCTATTACGACGGGATATTCCCGTATTTCCGTTCGCTGCTTTTCATCAACGACTACGGCGTGTTTGCTCTGATCGGCGCAACGGTCAGCAAAATTTCAGATGCGCTTGACGGCGTGTTTCCTCTCATCGACTTCACCCAACCGATTTCTGGCGGTCAGGTTCTTGTCAACAACATTTTGTGCGCGGCATTCAACGTCTACTACAACGACCCCGTGCAGGGCACACGTCCCATCCAGCTTGTCTTCTTCGACAAGAAATGGTTTGTCACCAGTCAAGGTACAATCAAACGCGCTTTCCCGGTAACGACGGCAAAGAAATTGTATCTTTATGGGACTGGCGGAACCAATCTTTTGTCCCTGTATTCGGACAACACATCTGCAATTAACACAACGATCACAAGTGCTTTGTGGCCCATGCAGGACACAATACGCACCAAGCAAGCCCTTAAATTTGCCGTTGAAGTGACGTCAAACCAAGATGTTATCTTAAACGTCACCGTGGACAGTGAGTCAAATACAAGCCCGACATACGTTTTGTCCAATGTGGTTTATTGGACCAATTATCTTGGCAACACAATTGGTTGGAAAAACAATTCTAATTTTGCGGTGACTTGGGCGGGCGGTTCTGGGTATCAACTCTACAAATCCGATGCGCAGCAATATGGGAAATATCTCGGTCTTACAATCACATCATCCGTACCGTCGTTCACACTTAACACGATGGAAATGGAATACGAACAAAGAGTGAGGTTCTGATGGCGCTCCCGATCACAATTCCATACACGTTTGCTAATGCAACAACTTCAATTCCTCTGTCTCAATTGGACACGGATTTTACGACCATTTATGCCGCTGTAAATGGAATTGGCAACGGCGCAACGGCGCTTGCCAACGTCAATATCACTGGCGGTACAATTGATAACGTTGCAATTGGTGCGACAACCACATCGACAGGTAAGTTCACGACTATTACCGCGACAGCCGGCAATATCACCACAATTAACGCGACTACACTAAACGCAACCACCTATCGCAGCGACACCAGCTTAACGTTGCAGACCAATGGCACATCGACTGCGATGACGATTGATACGTCGCAGAATGTTGGGATTGGGACGAGTTCGCCAAGCCAGAAACTTGATGTCAATGGCACCATTTTGGCGGGCAAAAATGGGACTTCTGCTGGCTATGTTGGGCTTTTAGGTGGTGACGCAACGCACACCGGGTATCTTGCATTTTATAATGCTTCTGGAACGCGATACGCATATATTGGGTATATGGGCGGCAGCCCCAATCCATATTTTAATTTTGAAACAGATGCTGCGTCTAGTGAAGGTTTTCGTTTTTCTATAGCCGGTTCACAAGCAGCAATTTTCGACACCAGCGGCAATGTGCTGGTGGGGACGACAGATGCTGCATTGACAACAGGTAACGGCTTTAAGGTTTTGCCTTCTTTGAGCGGCGGCGGTACCCCGGGTGTGATGATTAACACCGCTGGAAGCAACAGCAGTAGTTCGTCCTTGTTTGTGTATTCCACGGGGGCAAGTGCTTATCGGTTTTATGTGCGAAATGACGGCGCTATTTTTGCAACTAACACAACAGTGCAATCTATTTCGGATGAACGCCTTAAAGAAAACATTAGGCCGTTGGAATACGGTCTTGAACAAATTATGGCGCTGCAACCACGCCGCTTTGATTGGAAAGATGGCAAAGGTCTTGATAAGAAAAATGACATCGGCTTCATTGCTCAAGAGTTTAAAACTGTTGTGCCGGAGTTTGTTGATGAAAGCTTGGATAAAGCAGACGATGGCACAAGCATAAAAACCGTTGGAGCGGCTGGCCTTATCCCTATCCTTGTCAAAGCCATCCAAGAACTATCCGCCAAGAACGACGCCCTTACCGCCCGCATCGCTGCGTTGGAGGCTAAATAATGAGTGTCACTAACACATGGGTTATTGAGCAGATGGATTGCTATCCGCAAGCCGAGGGGCAGACGGATGTGGTTTTCACTGTTCATTGGCGCGTCAATGCTACAAACGGCACATACAGCGCCACCAGCTACGGCACGGTTGGCGTCACTTATGTGGCTGGCACACCTTACACGCCTTACTCTCAGTTGACGCAGAGCCAAGTTGTTGGTTGGGTGCAGATGGCGCTTGGCCCTGAACAGGTCGCCAGCATCGAAGCAAATCTTGCCACCAACATCGCTAATCAGGCTAATCCCCCGGTGGTGACGCCGCCTCTTCCTTGGAGCGCATAATGGGTATTCAAGCATTCACCCCTATGGGTAACACCGTAACATTCACGGCTGCTACAAGCGCCCCATCGCCGGTTCAGGCCGTGTCTCGCATCATTGCGGGAACTCAGTACCGGATCATCAACACGGGCACTGTGGTGGTTTTTCTTAGCCACGGTACAACAAGCACGGACGCATCCAACAACGCTCTAATTGTGACCAGCAGTCAGTTCAGCATACCCCTTCTTCCAAACACGGATGAAATTTTGACGTTTGAAGGGAACGCATATTTCACGGGAATAACCGCATCTGGGTCGGCTGTGATATACATTACACCAGGCGACGGTCTGTGAGGTTCAAATGCTCAAGGTTGCAGGTGGTGGAGCGGGCGGCGGAACTTCTGGCGCTCTAGTTTATCAAGGCACTTGGAACGCCAGTTCCAATACGCCTACGCTTGCATCTGGCGTTGGGACTCAAGGATATTATTATGTTGTATCCGTAGCTGGTTCAACAAATCTTGACGGCATAACCGATTGGCAAGTTAGCGATTGGGCCGTTTTTAACGGAACAGCTTGGCAGAAAATTGACAACACCGACTTGGTGGTGTCAGTAAATGGGCAGACTGGCGCCGTAAATTTGACGGCAGCCAATGTCGGCGCAACGCCAAATACAACATACGTTTTGGCGGGAACGGGCATGTCTGGCGGCGGCCAGCTCAACGCCAATGTCACTGTCAACTTGGCAAATACCGCTGTTACAGCCGGTACGTACGGCGACGGGACGCATGTTGCCCAAATTGCCATTGATGCTCAAGGCAGAATTACCAGCGCGTCCAACGTTTCTATAACTACTGCTGGGATAGGAACCGTAACCAGTGTTGGCACGGGTACGGGGCTCACTGGCGGGCCTATTACAACAACCGGAACCATCAGCATTGCCAGCACGACTGTGACCGCTGGCTCCTACGGGAACGCTTCTACTGTTGGGACATTTACGGTCAACGGACAGGGGCAGCTTACGGCGGCGGCAAATGCTGCGATCAGCATTCCGGCTTCGGCTATAAACACGACTATTCCAAACTCAGGGCTGACAAATTCTAGTGTAACAATCAACGGCACAGCCATCAGCTTGGGCGGTTCTGGTACTGTAACCGCTAACACAACCGCAACGTTAACTCTTGGCACTGGGTTGACCGGAACATCGTTTAACGGATCAACTGCGGTTACGGCCAATCTTGCCAACACAACAGTAACAGCGGGGAGTTATGGCAATGCAAGCTACACCGGAAGTTTCACGGTTGACGCGCAGGGGCGTCTTACAGCGGCGTCAAACACGCAGATCAGCATCGCGGTAGGCCAAGTTAGCGGAGCCGTTCCAAACACCAGACTTATCAGCACCGGCACAGGTCTGACAGGCGGCGGCGATTTAACTGCGGACAGAACCTTATCGGTTGTCGCCAACACTACTCAACAACTTGTAACCGTTCAAAACAATGGTGTTGCGGTTGGCACTCGTCAGATACACAACTTTATCCCTGGCAGCATAGTCACTGTTACAACAGCAGATGACTCTGCAAATGGTCGTGCCAACGTGACGTTGGACACCATCATGAACCCGAATTTTACCACTTCGGTAACTTCTCCTTTGCATATCGGAACTACATTCCAAACTGGTTCTGGTAACTTTCAAGCTGAAGGAAAAGTTCTTTACGCTTCTACCACAAGCGCAACTCCTGTTGTTTTGACCACTGACGGGAATGCCGCCGGGGCGTCTAATCAAATCAACCTCCCAAACAACTCGGCATATACGTTTTCAATCATGATCACCGCTCGTCAACAAGCATCTGGCGGGACATCTACGTCATCATGGAAGATTGAAGGTATTGCTCGGCGCGAAGGAACTGCTGCAACTACAACGTTGATTAATTCCGCGTTGACCACATTTGCCAACCCATCATCTTGGGCAATTGCGGTTTCTGCCGACACAACTAACGGGGCTGTTGCTATCACGGCAACTGGCGCTGCCTCAACAAACATTCGTTGGACTGCCTCCGCGCAGACCGCCGAAACAATTTACGCGTAAGGTGGCACATGGCAGTAAACATTGATCACTCAGCCGCAGGGTCCGCAACCATCGTCGCGTCTTCAAGCGGAACAGCAACACTTACCCTTCCTAACACAACAGGCCCTATTGTCGCCGTTTCACCAGGAACAACTGGCAATACCATCTTCACGACAGACGGCTCCACATGGTCATCGACGCAGAAGATTGTGCAGGGCACTGCTGTAGCGTCTACTAGTGGAACTAGCATTACGTTTACTGGTTTGCCTGCTTGGGTAAAGCGCATAACAATGATGCTTAATGGTGTTAGCACGAACGGGACTTCTTTAACTCAAATACAAATTGGGACATCTGGAGGTTTTGCAACTTCTGGATATTCAAGCAATTATGGGTTTATCAATTCTGCTTCCGTTGCGGCAGGAGGCGCAGCACTTACAACCGGGCTTACTGTTTTTGGTTTTAATGCAAATACTGACACAACTTCTGGAGTGTTTATATTAAATAATTTGACCGGCAATGTTTGGACTTACATGGGGACCGGAGTTAGAACCGGAAACGTAGGTGCGGTGTTTGTTACCGCAACTCCAATTACTCTTGCAAGTGCTTTGACACAGATCAGATTGACCACAGTTAATGGCACCGACACATTTGACGCTGGCTCCGTCAACATCCTATACGAATAGGAGGCTCACATGGAACGAATTGAAGTCAACGTCGAAACCGGCGAAGTAAAGGTCATCCAGTTCACGCCAGAGGAAGAGGCGGCTGCGCTGGCCTATGCTGCTACTATACAGGAGCCTGTACAGCCAAAACCGACGCTTGAGGAGCTACAGGCGCAGCTTGCGGCGATCTCTGCGCAAATACAGTCCTTATCTTTGGGGTCTTAACACTCATGAGCCAAGAGCTGATCAACATCCTTATTGCTGGGTTTGGAGCCATCATCGGATGGGTGTTGAAGGTCATCTGGGACTCATTGCGGGCTCTTCAGGAAGATTTGAAGGACATCGAAAAAGAGCTGCACACCGAGTATGTCCACAAAACGGACTACCGGGCCGACATCTTGGAGATGAAGGACATTCTCAAGCAAATCTTCAACAAACTTGATGGGAAGGCGGACAAGGCATGAACTTCGCCAACCTTTCAAGCGTTGTCTTCGGCGACAAGGACGGGATGAAAGATTTCCTGTTCGAAAACTCGTTGCAACACACGTTGTTCAGGGACACGTTAATTGCTCAGGGTGCTGTTCCGCCTGGATACCCGATCACAGACGTTGACTTTGATAGCTTCGATGACTGGTTGCTTTACCATCAGAACGAACATCTGTATTTTGCGTCCGTACTTGGTCTCAACAATCCGTTCAACATGCTTGATGCGGATTTCAGGAAAGAAGACGATTTCTACGAGTGGATCAGCCAACACTACCTGATCCATACGCAGATTTCCGCATCGCTGGGAGTTGTATGATGGCCCAACCCGCAATACCAAATCCCATCAAAGCGTCCAGCATCCAGACCGGGTTGACGCCCAAAAGCACGTTTACGCCTCCAGCTCCGAAAACTCCCAAGAAGCAGCCAACAACGTCTATGGACATATTGAAAGCCGCTCTTCAGGAGGCTCAGATACCGCCCAAAGACGCGAACAGCTTCATCAGCAACTTGGCGGGTTCCATCAAGTCAAAAGTCAGCCAGCTTGTTCAGATCGGCAAGACCGTGTTCTTGCTTAACAAGGTAGACAACAAGGCCAAGCCTCTCCCGCCCGGCACGGTGGAGATGTACCCGTTCACTATTGAGCCCAACGAGGCCGCTCAACGCCTCAAGGTCTTGCCAAACACTCTTCGGCAGATGGGCATCAAGAAGGTCATCACCAGGACGGACGACCGTCAAGACGTTGCCATGATGCAGGCCACCGGCTTGCCTGTTAATGTCAGGCAGGAAATGGTTTATTCTGGTATGCAGATGTCTCCGATGTACGTCATAGAAATGGACTTGTGAGATGAGCTGGTTTTCAAGTACTTTTGGCAGTGTCGCCAAGTTCATCGGCATCGCGGTTGCCGCTGTAGCGACGATTGTCACGGCTGGCCTTGCTGCTCCCATTGGATCGGCCATCTTGGGCGCTGTTGGTGCTGAAAGTCTTGCGGCCTCTACTGTCATTGCAGGCACGACTGCCGCCGAGCTGACAGGCGGCGCTGTGCTGGGTTCTGGCATAAACGCTATTGAAGCGGCTGCAACGGGCGGCAATGTTGTTAAGGCCGCGTTAACAGGCGGCGTTGGTGGGTTGGTCGGCACGGCTGCTGGTGGGCTGGTTGGAAGCCAATTGGCTGGCCCTGCCGGAAACGTTGTTGGCCCCATGCAGCCAAACATAGCCGGTTCTACTGCCGCTGGCGCGGGAGCCGTCAAAGGCGTTGGTAACTTTGCCGGCGGCCTTGCTGGAGCTTTGACCGGCGGTGCGAACCTTAGTTCGGCGCTCAGAACGGCTGGGATCAGTGGCGCGGCTGGCGGTTTATCTGCGGGCTTGTCCTCAGCCCTTAACCTTCAAGATTACGGCTTGCCTGGCAAGGCGGCGAGCGCCCTTCTATCTCCAGCTATCAGTTACGAGTTGGGCAAAGCATTCCCTGCTTCAGGCAGGAGCGGGACGCAATCGACATCTGCGCAGCCGACGGTCGCAACGTCTTCTCCGTATGCGGGTGGCGCATCGCAATCCTTCCAGCTTGCCGGGGCTCCCAGCGCCCTTGGATCGGCACTGTTCTCCGCGCCCGGTTCGAGCTATAGTCCCGGTGGTCCGGTTCTCGGCGGGTCGTCGGAAGACAAGGGTCCGCAGAACGTCTGGAGTTCAACGGATAAGTCCCTCAGGGATGTCGGAAGCACGGTGACGTAATGGCAAAGACCCTCGCGAAAGTCCTCAAGACCGACATATCCCGCCTGCCGCTGCGGAAAGCTGCTGAGGAACTTCGCAAGAAGGGCCGTGGCCGTGACACCATGCTGGCGCATATCACGCCGCGTGAAGCTGCTATGCTGAAGGCAAGGGGCGGGTCTGGAACCATCAATCCCGACACAGGGCTTCCTGAGTTCGATGACGGGTTCGATTTCAGCGGCCTCTTCGACGCGACACCTATGGCCCAGCAAGGCGTGGATTTTTCCGCGCCGTCTTACACGCCCGAAGCTGTTACACAGGCTCCTACTTATCAAGGCCCGACGCAGGATTACACGTTCCTGTCTCAGCCTTCACAAGGGTTTGAACAACCTTTCCAAGCCGCTCAATTTGAAGGCGGGTTTCAACCCTCTTCAGGCGGCGAGTACTTTGCTGGATTGTTGCCAAACCAATACGCTTCTGCAAACCCTGATGTTCAGAATGCTTATCGGACAGCAGGGCAGCCTTTGCCCGCAGACGTAGCCGCAAAGGCGTATGGAGATACGTCTCCTGTTGAATTTGTGCAGTCAGGCAGCCCCAGGGATGACGCGCTGACATTGCAAATGCTTGGTGCCCAAAATGCTCCATCTGTTGCCGCTTCTGTTGCACCAGATGTTGCAGCTTTAACTGGAGACTCAAATAAACCTGGTGGTCTTTACCAACCGCCGTCGTTTGAAGAATTTCAAAAGGGCGTGGCCGCGGCTGAGGGCAAAGCTGCACCTGCAACTGGCGGTATTCAAACCCCGTTTGGGAACATCGCCACCAAAGACCTGATTGCTGCTCTCGGAGTGGGTGGGTTGGGTCTTACTACGTTATTAGGTCAGTCACAGGCCAAGAAGGCGGCAACAGCGGAGCAGGCGGCGTATAATCAAGCCGCAGCACAGACTCGCGCTTTGGCAGTTCCGCTGGGTCAACAGGCCTCGCAGGCTTATGGCTTATATCAACAGGGCGCGCTGACGCCTGCAAATTTGCAAGCGGAGCAAATAGCCCGTGCGCAAATTGCTCAGGCAGCTGAACGGTCTGGCGGCGCTGTCAGCGGCATTCAGGCTGGCGAAGCGATGGCTCGCGTTCGTCAAAATTTGCTTGACAGCCAATTGGCAGCGGCGAACTCTTTGTTCGGCCAGTACAACCCGCTTATGGCGCAGGGCATCAAGGATGAGCTTACAGGCCAAATAACGGGCATTCAAACTGGTCTTGATATGTCTGCGAAGCTTGGATCGTCTGCCGCTCAGATGGCCGGTCTTCTCGCCATGATGTACGCTCGCTGATAAAGGTGAAACATGGTTGATGTTACAGCAGATACCCCACGTTCACTAGTCGGCGCACCCATGCCGACGACTGACGGGCCTACTGAGAGCGACCCCGGCTTTCAGCGCGGGTTGACTGCGTTTGAAACGCCTCTTGATGAGCCAATCAAGCGTTTGATGAAACAACAAACCGAAACTGAAAAATCTAAAATTCAGCAACAAAGCAATATTGATATTGCTAAGGAAAAGGCTGAACAGAAAGCGTATCAGTCAGAAGCCTCTCAGTTGAGGGGCCAGTTGGGCGGTTATGACAAGCTCATGGCCGAACGTCCAAAGATGAACATTACGCCTGACACTCAACAGGGCTTGAATGGCCTTGCCGTTCTCATGCCTATTGCCGCTATGTTGATTGGCGCAAAAGGTCAAATGAGCGGCCTCAACGCTATGGATGCTATGACTGGTATGCTGAAGGGCTATCAAGAAGGCAACAAGCAGCGCATCGACTTTGAGAAGCAAAAGTACGACACCGCTATGCGTGAGTGGGAAAACAGCTACAAGGTCTTTCAGGACAAGCTGGCCCAGTCTGCCAAGATATTTGCCACTGACCGTCAGGCTGGCATTCAAGCGGCTCGCGTCGCCGCTCTAGAAGCGAACTCCAAGGTCGCGCTCGCCATGCTGGACAAGGCTGGCGGGAACCCTGGCCCGTTGCTGGACTCTATGATCCGTTCGGCAGAGCAAATCAGAACCGCTAAGGTTAAAGCAGACGAAGGATTAGGTATTGGTAAGGGCGAATGGGTTTATGTTGGCGAAGGCGCGGACAGAAAACTTGTTCAAATTTACCCGTCTCAAATCAGCCAATTGCAAAAAGACGGCGTAACAGTTACGCCCCTTAAATCTGTTCCTGTGACGGAACGGAAGGCTCCAGAAGCTCAGGAAATGGTGCGCAAGTTCACTGGTGCTGAAGTTGGCGCGCAAGCCCCCGCTATTAATCTTGCTGCGACAACCATGGCAGATGCCCTTGACATGGCTGATTACGTTTCAAAAAACAAAGACGTAATTGGCCGTGGCGGTCAATTTAATCAGCTTATTGATCGTTACGTCACAAGCTTTAGAAGCGGAGACGTAAGCACTGCGAACGCAACCGAAAGCCAATTTGGGCAAGATGAAAAAGCCCAGAAAGCTCTTCGTTTTGCCAAAAGATACGCCAAGTTTTTGACCGACTACGAACGCGCGGTTGCTGGTGGTTCAAAAGGCTTCACTGTTGCGTTGCAGCAGCGATACAACAGCTTGTTAAGCCCTGAACAATTTTCGCCAGAAGGGTTTGTTCAGTTGATGAAAGAGCATTCGTCTGAAGTTGCTAAAGGCGCAGCTCAGGCCAGCCAAAAGATTAATTACAACAATCTTTTGGAAATGGGCAACGACATCATTGGCAGATCGTACCCAAGATTGTCGGATGGGTCTGCTCCTAGCTCTTCAACGATGAAGGCTGGAAAATATAAATACAATCCAGAAACGGACGAAATGGAGCCTCAATAATGGCTGACATTGAAATTTCTGGCCCAGACGGTTCTAGCTTTTCCTTTCCTGAAGGAACAAGTTCCGACGTCATTAAAGGCGCAATGAAAAAACATTATGGCGGTCCTAAATCAACGCCAGAAAAAAAAGGGCCCGAAGGCATGGCGCTTCCTGATGGCGGTTTCATGTTTTTTGATCCCAAACAGCAAGAGCAATTTCAAAAAGGCCAAACAGAAGGAATTAAGGGTGGCGTTTCTGGTCTTGCTCAAATGGCAACGGGCGCGGCTGAACTTGTTGATCCTACGGGATATGCGGCAAAAGCTGGGAAATATCTGAAGACGGTCGGCGATCCCACGATGCAAGAAGTGGGAAAGATGACTGGCGCTTTTATTCCGTTGCCAATTGGGAAAGGTGAGGCGGTCGCCGAAGGTTTAAGTTTTGGTAAACGTCTTTGGGAAGGCGCTAAGGGCGGGGCCAAAGTTGGCGGCATTTATGGCGCTGCTGCTCCTACATATGAAGAAGAGCTTGTCCCTAAATACAAGAAAAAAATATTACAAGCTTTGGAAGGTGGCGCTCTTGGCAGCGTTATCGGCGGTTTGGGCGGGGCTATTTTTGGTCGCCGACCGGAAGTCATTACGTCAGAACAGATCATAGACCGCGTTCGCAAGACCGGTGAAAGCATGTCCGACGCTGCTCGCAAACTTGCTGAAGATCAATTTGGAACCGGGACCAAAGAGGCGCAAGACGCTTTTGAAGCGGCAATGAAGGGTGTTCAAGAGCGCAAAGTGTCAGAGCTTGGCGTGCAAGCTGAACGCATGTCTCAAGCTGAGAAGAAAGCCCGCGCTGTTGTCGCACCTGAAGACGAGGCGATACGGGCGGCATCAAGAAAGCAAACGGGGTTTGTTGATCCGGTGAATGTCGCCGACGATATGGAAAAGCTTGCTGCTTCCAGATGGGAGGCCGCTCAGGCGCGCAAGGCGCAAGGTGGAAAAGCGTACGAGACTTTCGCTGATGCGGCAAAAGAAAGAGAAGCTGTCCAGCCCTTCGAGGCCACGCCTCAGGGTCAATCTCTGTTTGAAGAACTGTCTTCAATTGCAGAAGGTGGTGAAGAGGACTTAATTAAATACACAAAAGCAGAACGCGCAGTAGCTTCTGACATTGTGAAAGAGCTGTTCCCTCGCAAAGCAGCGTCTGTGAGCGAAGAAGAAGTCGCCAAGCGCGCCGCGCAAAACCCGAACAAATCCATGTCGCCTGCGGCAAAGATGATGCAAGCTCGCAAGGAGTTGCAGCAAGCGGCTGTTGAAACAGCGGAAAGCCGCCGTCCAGTAAACTTTGAAGTGGTGAAAAAGAAAGCCCAAGAGCTACGCGCCTTGCAAGAACAGAGAGGCGGTCCTGCCGGGTTCAAAGTGCAGGTTGGTGAGCGCTATCAAGACCCTGCGCAGCGTATTGAAAGCGCGTTGAAAGAATGGGTCGGTGAAGAGAACTGGCCTGCTTCTATTTACAAAGAGGCATCCAAGGAAGCCAACAAGTTTGAAACGGAACTTGGTGAAGCTCTTCGTTCTCAAGAAAAAATACCTTTTCGTGATGAGCCCGGCAAGTTTACGACACCGCGCAAAGACTTGCCGCGCCTTGTGTTTCGCAGCAAGGACGACACCAAATTTGCCAAAGAGCTTCTTGGCGAAGGCGAAGTCAACCGACTTGGTGAAGCGTATGCCTCGAACGAAATCAAGGGCCTCGACTCCGCTGGCGTTGTTAAGTGGATGGAAAAGAACGATTTTTACAAATCTGTTCCTGGCTTGGAAGATAAGCTGAAGCGATACACTGACGCATTGAAGGTTCAGGAAGGTAACGTCGTTGCGACAAAAGCCCTTCGTTCTCAAAGGGATAGAGAAGCTGATCTTCTCAAGTCCGGTTTCAATGACGTTGTGAGAGACATTGACGCGGAAGCGAAGACCGCAAAAAATTCTCTGGACAAGAAGGTTTCGGCGGCTGGAAAGGCGCTTGAAAGCACGACAAAGGCAATCAGCGAGTTTGAAAAAACAATTGCTGGTGAGCCGCAAGCCGCCTTGAACAATTGGCCTAGGTTGCGCGCCAGATTGGAAGAAACCGGCGTATTCCCGGCTGCTCAACTAGATGAACTTGGTGCTGCGCTGCAACAAGCGTCTTTGCAGGCGCAAACAGAGGTTGCCGCAGACGCGATGAAAACGGCCTTGAAAGCTTGGATGATCAAGACTGGATGGAAATGGACGCTTGGCGCGCTTCCGGTTGCTGGTCTAAGCGGATACGAGCTTTACAAGATCATTGGGAGATAGCGGTGAGCAAAAAGTCCAGCGGCATCAACCCTGACCTCGAAAAGGCCGTAAGCGACCTCCTGAAGGCCGTGATGTCGGATGCGTCTGTTGATCTGGAAATCAAACTCAAAGTCATTGACCGCGCAATGAACCTTGAAAAGATTAAACAAAAAATGTCCGACGACGCTTACGGGTCTGGCTTTCTGACAGAGGATGATGTCTAATGCCGACGCAACAACCGTTGGGGACAAATCGTGGATGCTTCTGTTATAGCGCTCGTGCGCACGGCCTTGGCCGTCGTCACAGCTCGGCTACTGACCCTCATGGGTTTGTGGATGACTTTCGGTCTCGCTGCTTGGGCCATGTATGCTCCGTCGATGGAGCGCCTGTACATCGCCGTCGGGTTTGCGGTGCTGGTTTATATCCCAAGCCTTACCAAAGAAACGCGTGGACCTAAGAAGGAGCCTGCACATGAAAAACCGCAACACTTACAAGAACGTGGCGAATGACCCTGAGTATCCTGGTCTAGGCGCTCATTCTGTCCCTGTTCGCCCCCAGAAGCCTCGTGACGGCTACGGGTACGGCGGCGGCACCTTCACCCCCGGCAAGGCTCCCATTGGGGGCTTTCAGTCTGTCTGGAACTATTCTGGTAATCCCACCGATTACAAGAACAGCCCCGTCAGCAAGCCGGAGAAGGGTAGCGTCTAATGGCACAGACAACTTTTTCCATGACGCAGCACGGGCGGCACGAGCCGTTTGAGCTGCAAGTAGGCCGTGGTCAGATCCCTTACCATCAGCCTGTTGAGATTTTTGGTTACAGCACTCAGGTTGGCGGTACTGCTCTTGGCCCGCTTTGGGAAGGGTTGACGCAATCGGGTGGTGCTTACGCTTATCCTAGTTCGGCTGGTCAGGTTGTTCTATTGAGTGCTTCTGGCGCTACAGACGCTAACCTGAGCATCGCCATTCAGGGTTTGGATGCCAGTTTCAACTTGTTGTCGGAAGTGGTGACGTTAAATGGTTCTGGCACTGCAACGTCGGTGAACTCATACTTCCGTATTAACGGTTTGTATTGCACCAATGGTGTGAATGCCGGGAATATCACGGGCAAGATCAGCAGCACGCTGTATGCTCAGATCAATGCTGGCGTTGGTCAGACCCAGATGTCGATCTATTCGGTTCCGAATGGTTACACATTCTATTTGGCACATTTGCAAGCAAACGGGAGCATCGGCTTTACGTCGAGTGCATATTTCACGTTTGCTGAATACAACAAGTTTAACTTGTCTTCGACTTACACGCAGAACGGCTACACGTTCACGAACAACGCCAACACGACGCTGCTCAGTCAGTCGCCGTTTGTTCAAATCTTTGAGATACCTTACAGCGTACCAACCCCTCACCCAGGTGGGACCGACATTCAGTACCAGATCAAAGCAAGCTCTGGCGGGCCGTATGTCGGTAGCGTCTTTGCTGGCGGGTATTTGGTCGCCAATGAAGTTACAGCGGTGGGCTACTAATGGCAAAGAGAGGCTTGTACGCAAATATCAATGCCAAGCGACGCCGGATCAAGGCAGGCAGCGGTGAGCGTATGCGCAAGCCCGGCAGCAAGGGGGCTCCGACGGCGGAGTCCTTCAAGAAGTCCAAGAGAACAGCGAGGCGATAATGTCTGGACCGTCCCTCAGTGTTGGACGGGGAGAGAAGCAATCGGTGAAGGCTGGGGGCGGCCTCACCGAGAAGGGTCGGCGCAAGTACAACAAGGCGACCGGATCGAAGCTGAAAGCCCCTACCAAAGACCCGAAGAACCCGCGTCACAAAAGCTTCTGCGCTCGGTCAAAAAAGTGGAAGGGTGAGCGCGGTAAAGCCGCGAGAAGGCGTTGGGGATGTCGGTAAATGGACCCGCTTACAATACTTGCTCTTGCCAAGGGTAGTTACGAGGCCATCAAGGCCGGTATTGCCGTTGGTAAAGAACTTCAGGGCATGGCGGGCGACCTTGGCTCTCTGTTTGATAGCGTTGCTGCGATTACTCGCGCCGCCGCAGAGCCCAAGGGAAATTTCGCCGCAGGAAAGTCCGCTCAACAGGTAGCGATGGAAGCCTACGCGGCCAAGGCTGAAGCCGACGCCATGATGGCGGACCTGAAGAACCACTTCGTTGGCGAATTCGGATTGGCGGCTTGGGACCAGGTGGTTGCTGCTACGACCCAGATTAAAAAGGATCAGAAAGCTGCTGCTTTGGAAGCCCAGAAACAACAGGAGCAACTTATGCACGATGCTATGGTTTGGGGCTCTGCTTTCTTGCTGTTTGTTGTCGTCCTCATCTGCGGCCTCTTGGCTGTCATTTCCCTCATCCACTAGGAGTACGCCCGTGCAAATGAGCCCAGAGGGTATGAACGCCCTTCTCAAGAAGTTCGAAGGCTGCAAGCTGACGGCCTATCGTTGCCCGGCCAACGTCTGCACCATCGGATACGGCCACACAACGTCTGCCGGCGCTCCCCCTGTCAAGGACGGGATGACGATCACTCAGCAGCAGGCCGACGACATTCTTTCTCGTGATCTTGTGAAGTTCGAGACTGCCGTTCACAACATGGTTCACCAGCCCCTGAACCAGCATCAGTTCGACGTGCTTGTTGACTTCGTTTACAACGCAGGGGACCGCAATCTTGAGTCATCGACGCTCCTGAAGAAGGTGAACGCTGCGAAGTTTGATGAAGTGCCCGCAGAGCTGATGAAATGGACCAAGGGCGGCGGTAAAGTGCTCCCCGGCCTTGTACGCCGTCGTCAGGCAGAAAGCGCCTGGTGGGTCTCTGGAGAGGCTACAGCGGCCTCTACCGTCAAAGAGGAGCCTACGGCTGATGAACATGAACACCGCGCCAATCCCGATCCTGTACCTGTACGAACAATGGCGGATAGCAAACAGGGTAACGCGGCGTTGGTTACGGCTGGCCTCGGAGGCTTGGGTGTTGCAAAACAGGTCGCTGCGCAGGCTCAAGACGCGTCTGACACGGCGGATCAGCTTATTGGCCTATTCAGCAACCCCAATTTCCTTATCATGTCCGCCATCATCGGGCTGGGAATTGCGATTTGGTTCTTCCGCAAGCAGCATATGGAGGAGCACGGTGTTTAGTCTGCTCTTCACGCCTGTGGGCCGCTATCTTGCTATGGCGGTGGCCGTTGTCGTCGTTCTCGGCGGCGTGTACTTCAAGATCAGGGCCGACGCCATTGCGGAAGTTGAGGCTGCGGCTACCAAGGACGCTCTTAGGAGAGTTGAAAATGCGGTTCGTGCTGGCGATGCTGTTGATGTCACCCCTGATGGCCTGCTCAAGTCTGACGGGCACAAGCGCGACTAACGGAACGGCTTGTGAGGTTTGGAAGGATGTCTCTTGGTCTTCCAAGGACACCCCCCAAACTATCACAGAGATCAAGGTGAACAATGCACGCAGAGACGGCTATTGCGGCCCCTCTTCGACGCGGCTTTCTTGGTCTATCGGTAACTGACCTTCGAACAGGTAAGTGCCAACGTGGCCCGGCGTGAGCCAGGGTGCTGCCCATATCTTGCCGCCGGTCAATCTCCACTCACGGCAGAAGTGGTAGTCCTCAGACAGAAGACGGTTGGTGCCGGGTTCAATGCTGAGTGAGAAGAAATTGTAAATCTGATCCTTCTCACCAATCGTGCCCGCCAGGTCGGTCATGTCGTTGGTGTAGATCGGCGTCCATTCCTTCAGCTTCTCAAAGACCTCGCGCTTGATCAGCATCATGCCGGTGCCGCCTGCCCATATCTCAAACGGTTCGTTGACATTGACGGTTGCAGAGCCCTCGTAACCCGCCAGATTGATGACCCACGAGCCCGTGTGCCACTTCAGCTCTTCGACTGGTACGCCCTGGTCAATGGCAATCTTCACCATCGGCCAATTGATTTCCTTCTTTGGGTATATGCCGCAGATCACGTCCTTGTCGGCCTTTAGCATCCTGTAAACGCCATTGGCGTCAAACCTCAGGTCTGCATCTATAAACAGAAGATGCGTGCTGTCGGTCTTTAGAAACGCATGGGCGAGGCTGTTGCGAGCGCGTTGGATCAGGCTCTCGTTGAACACGAAAGACAGGGCCGACTCCACACCGTTCTGCATAAATACATTTTGCAACTGTAAAATGCTCTGCGTGTAGAAGCCCGTGCACATGCCACCGTACATAGGTGTGGCTACAAATACCTTGCGTCTCTCAGACATTGTAATCTCCGTTGTTGGACATCATGGGAGCCAATTTCTTGGCAAGTTCAGCGGTTACAGCGTCTTCGGCGGCTTCATCTGCTCCAGCGGTGGCGAACTGATACGAGAACGCTTCGTAGTTGATGTTGTCGGCGTAGTGATCGACGTTCATTGGGTCGTATTTCTTACGGGCGTCCTTCAAGCACTTCATGATGACGGTAATCTCATATGGCGTCACTTCCCGATCCAGAATGATCGACGCCAGCTTTGATGTGCGCTCAAACATTTCTTGGACAGGCCCGTATTTGGCGTCTCTGTCGCGCAGAATGTTGATGGCGTTGGTAAGCACTTCTGTGTGGTTCATTTTGTCAGTCCCCAGATTAGCGTTGTCATCAATATAAAGATCACAGCCCAGAATGCTGTGACCTCGTACTCACTCATCTTTCCCCTCCAGTGCTTTTTGGGCAAACATTATTAATGCTTCTGCATTTGGTGGGGCTGGCACCTCACAATGCACGATGATCGCCCGCAGCGCCGCGTCCAGCTTTTCAATGCGGTCAGCAAGCACTCTTTTGTTTGAGAGATACCATTCAAGCTGTAGTTTTATGTTTGCCTCCAGCTTCTCGATGCGGTCTACAACTGCATCAAAATCGGCATAATCCATGACATTGCGTTCTCGAAAACGCTTTACAAGATCATCGCTCATAGCCCTTCTCCTTCCTCAAAGTCTAACTCGACTTTGATGCAGGCGAGGCTGCCAGCAATGGCGGCGAGTGGAGGTTCTTCTGCGGCAACAATAGTGTGTTTAAATACATGAAGCCACACCGTCCGCTTGTGGCGGGGGCGAACTTCGATGAGGTCCAAATCATCTTCTCTCCAAGAATGCGCGCTTCCATTTGAGTTCCAAGTAACTGAACCCCACCATTCATTATTGAAAACTGCTCCGTGAACGCAGGTGCCACACTGAGCCCCATCCGTTGCATAGATGCGGACTTCGCGGCCATCACGGGTGCGGTACTTTTTGTTGATGTCGATCATCGTGGCCACTCCCCAGCATCTTTCAACGCGTCTTTTGCAATCCACACGCACGTTTCACGCTCGTACTCATCAAGCCCAACAATCTTGTAAAGCGCGTCACACAGCGTCTCATACTTCTTGTGTAGATCATCGTAATGACGAGACCAGCTCTTCACCTTCGCCTTTTCTGAGCCCAGCTCTATCATCACGTCTTCCATGCGGTCTTCAGTCCACTTGCCTGCGACCTTCGGGTCTATCGTGTCCATCATTCGTCCCCTTCATTGATACCATCACCGTTGTTGAACCCGCGTCCGCATACGCCTTGCTCACATAAAGATCGACAATCTGTTTGTCGTCCCCATACACAACGCCATTCATCGCATCGCACAGAAGTTTCACCACGTTGTCGATGTCCGGCTTTGATGTAGGAAAAAGCGTTCCATCTTCGATTTGTTTTCGTTGTTGTCGGGTAAAACTTTTAGGTATTGCCACGCTTATGCTAAATGTAGCTTCTAATGGGCCTATAAGCGGTGCAAGGCCACGCATGGCGGTTGCCGCCAGCATCTTGATATACGCCTCTTGGTTGACGGTCTGCGCGGGCGTGTACACGCGTCCAGTGCGTGTTGCGCGGGGGCGTTGCTTCCCCCGTGCTACTCCTGGAATGACGAACACAATCGTACTCAAAAGGGCACATCTTCGTCTTCATGGACCGGTTTCGGCCACTGTCGGTCCTGATCTTGCGCTTTGTAGTTGTCTATGGAAAGCGAGATCAGATGGTTTTTCGGCGTCCTCTTTTTCCAGCCCGAAATCTTGATTTCAGAGCCTTTCGAGTAGTCGCGATCAAGAACGACATTCCCCTTGTAGTCGGGCTGGCTCTCTTTGGTTTTGTCGTTCACAAAGAGAACGCCTTTTCCATCTTTCTTAAAGTTCGACATGTTCACCTTCCTCGGCATCATTCAGAATTAGCCTTTTAAACAGCTCGTCGTTCGCTTCCTTCAATCCCTTCAGCTTTTCCTGTTTTGCTTCGTCAGAAAGCTTCTTGGAATTGCCGACTTTCGAGAAGAGATCGAGAAATGTGTCTTTCCAGTCCTCTTCGCCAGCGCACATTTTGTACTGCTTCAAAGTGCCGTCCACGTCAGGCACGAACAACGCCAAACCATCGACGACCTCTTCGTGTTCGATCACTTCGATCTTTGGCATGGTCTGCGCGGGCGTGAAGTCCATCACTTCCTCAGGGGTGTACTCTCCCGTGAGAACTCCAGGGTACACAGTACGAATTCCCTCGGAGATCACACGGGCACGCAACATGGCACGCGGGTAGTTCTTCCAGTTGTCTTTTCCAGCAAGACCGATTTCGCGGGCCTGCTTTAGTGTCCAAGACAACGTGAGAGAACCGCCTTGGGGATGGGAGAACTCGGCTTTCACCTCGTCATCCGCATATTTCAGCCAGTGGACCGTTCCTCCGGCTTGTTGGAAGCGTGCGAGCATTGCGTCCGCACGAAGGGCTGGTCGGCCCTGAATGATATGGTAGTCACGCGCAACGGACCCTGGGTGGCGTCCTTCTGCCTGCGCGACGGCCATGAGCGCAAGAACCTGATCAGCGCTCTTGAGACCGAATAGATTGCTCTTCGCGATAGCATTCGCCATGCGCTCCTGATCTGTCCACGGAACGATTGCATTGCTCATTTGAACCTCACTTCACAAGAAACCGGCGCGAACCGGCTGTTTCTTTTTCATATTCAGCGTAAAGACCGGGATGGTTCTCTTTGAACGCTTTCGCATCAAACCGCTTCGAGCCCTTCGCGGACTTCCATGTGACCAGCGTCTCGCCAGCCATGTTCATCAAGGTGCCGCTCTCGCCCATGAATGATTGAATGGCGAACTGACGCGCTTCGATGGCCTCATCAAGCTGCTTCGACTGCATCTTGAACAGCTTCAACTCATCCGCGAGACGTTCCATCTGCGCATTTGCCGTGACATAGCCCTCCATCGACCTGGGATAGCGTATGGCGGCCTCTTCGGTGTTCGTAGGCTCTGGTAGCAGGCCAGAGTTTACATAGCCCCACCATTGCGCTGCGCGCTGTATGAAGGCTTCCTTCTCAGCGGGCGTGAACTCCAGCTTCCAATAGCGGAACTGCTGGCCGCCGAATAGCACCGCGAAGTAGACGTGGTTCACATCGCGGACAACGGCTTCGTGCAAACACTGAACGTAGTCGGCTTCTGGGATGCGGATTTCTTCGTCCATCTCAGAATACTTATTGGCGACCGCCGCGTTGAAATTCTTCACTTCCAGAAGGCCGCCATCTTCGACCACAAAGTCAAAGTGCGCACGGAGCCAAGGCTGGCCGGGACAAACACCAAACCCATCAAGCGGGCTTGTGGTGAGGCCGGTCATTTCGGTAAAAATGTCGGCGATAGCAGGCTGCATGATAAGCCCCATGCGAACCGCTTCAATGCCAGATAAATCAGGGCGCTCGATCTCGCCACGCTTCTCACGCAGCACATCGTAGAGATGCCCAGAAACCGCTCTGCGGCTGTCCGTTGCCCACCAGGCTGAAGCCCTTTCCTCTTTTGTAAACCCATCCATGATTGTCCCCTTGTGTCGGATGCGACGGGTCAACATAACTGCAAAATCACCCCCCTTGTCAATACCTTTGCGTTATGGTTTAACAAATTATTGTCAATTCAGAAGGGGACCAGCATGAAGAGACGTGTTTATCAAATCAGCGATGAAATGGCGCAGGCCATCGACGACTTCCGGTTCAAAGAACGCTTCAAAACCGAAACGGAAGCTGTAAGATGGCTAATTGCGAAGGGTTTGGACACATGCGTCAACCTGCCGCAGCCAGAAGAAAAAGATGAGGAAGAACAACATGTTGAGTGATTACGAGCGCGAGTTATCCACACATTATGCACAGGTAAGAAAAAGATTAAGGGGGGAGCCTCCCAAGCGGATTATGGCGATCCCTCCACGACCTGAACCAGAGCCCGTTGTGGAGCCAGAACCTGAACAAAAACCTGATTTTGTCTTGTATGTGAACGAAAAGCCGTTCGTGCGGACACTGTTGTTCACCAAACGCGACTTCGTGGTGATCGAGAACGATCCCGACGCGCCCAGGGTTGTGGAAGAACCGTCTCCGGTGTGCCGCAAGTTTGCGGACGTGCTCAGGGATGTTTCACGGGAAACAGGGGTCTCGTCAAAAGAGATATTGGGCCATCGGCGTATGAGGCACGTCATGTTGGCGAGGCGTTTGCTTTTATGGCGAGCGGCGCACGAATGCCCTCACCTGAGCATTGCGGAGATAGGCCGCCGGTCGAACGTGGATCACACGACGGTCCTGCATGGCTTGAAGCGTTATGCGGAGCTGAAAGGGTTGCCCTATCCGGCGAGTAGGGTAAAGTAAAAAAGAAGCCCCGCCAGATGGGGATCGGCAGGGCTTCAAAATCGCTCACGGGCAGGTGCGCGCGTTCTGGGAGGAACCATCCCTATATACAGGGACTCTTCTGGACGCGCAACCCCACTAATAGGAGTTACGCAATGAAGAGTTTAGACTTAGCGCAAACAATTAAACTCATGATTGAGGCAGGTTGCGACACCGAGCAGATCAAACGCGTCTGCGATGGTCATTATGAAAACGAGCAAGCCAAGCGCGAAACCCAACGTGCGAAGTGGCGAGAAGTGAAACAAAAACAGAGATTGTCCACAGTGTCCACGAAGAACTCAGTGGACATCGTGGACCTTCCCTCCCCTGATGGTTCCCCCCCCGGTATATATAATCCCCTATATACCCCCCCCTCCTTAACCCCTCCTATCGTTTGTGCCACGCAACGTGCGGCGCCCGCTTCGCGGGGCGCTCGCCTCGCGCAAACTTGGGTTCCTGACGGAAAGGG